CACAGCCCAATTAAACTTTTTGATTTGGTTAGTACTTAACTGATTTTCTTTTACATTTACAGCGCAAATTTGAATCATCGTGCCATCTGGGTAACGGCGAATCTCAAAGTCACCTATTTTTTGATATTGGAAATCACTTAATTGGGCAGCAGTATTTAAAGACTTACCACTCGATGTTCTTACATCCCCAGCGGAATAAAAGTCGCCATTATGCTCGAAAGCCCACATTTTGTTAGAGCCATTATCCTCAACAAGATGGATAATCCCTCGCCCAAAGCCATCACCTTGACCTTGCTTTGTGGTGTACCCAAACGAAAATCCAGCGCCATAACGTCCTTTTGACCGCACCAACCCTTTGACAAATGGATGATACGTATCACGGTCTTGCGACCCTGTAGTCTCAACCATAAACGGCGCGCCGCTAGTATATTGATTAGCATAAGCGCCATAGCCAAAATGTTTAGATGAGATACCGACAGAATATAAAATGCCGGTTAATCTATCACCAGATTTAGATATGCGACCCTCGGCGTTGTTGTTTGCGGCAACGCCTTTATCGTAAGCCGTCTTTACTGCTTTGCTTGAAGCAACGTCTTCAGACGAGTTACTATTTACCGCATCTGATTTTTTATTGTTATTGATGTAATTTTGTGTAACATTTAGCTGTAATTGAGCTATTAATTGCGCAAGTTTTTTACCGGCTTTAGCTGTCAATACCAAACCATCACTATCAATACCGGTATCACTCGTAGCTTGCCAAATACCTTTTTGTGTGGTTGATCCAATAGGCAGTTTGTGACTATGACCGGATTCATCAGCCGTACTTGTGCTTTCTGCTGTTAAATCTTTCGGTGCGGATTTTTTACCAAATAGCTCCAATGTCTTTTTAAGCCATAATGTACGATTGGCGAGTTGTTTAATGGGTTTATTTGTAATGCCATTCTCACCGCCAAGCACAGGGTCGTTTTCTTCAATTTGATAAACTCCGTCTTCCCACTTTTCTTGTTCTTTTAAATTAGCCATAACTATCCTTTAAATGAGGTTTAAATCTAGTTTGAACCGTGGTTATAACTGCCGTTATAACTGGCTTTGTTGTTGTAACGTAGCGGTACGGATTTATAATCCAGTACGGCTAATGTGCAACGTGCTGGGGCAAAATTACGTAAAATCTTACGTAGTTGTTGCGCTTGGTCATTAGTAATCGGTTGATTTAGGCGAATGGCGTAATAAGCCCATTTATCACTTAACGGTATCGTCTGCACAAATTTATGTTCATAAGTCCGTGCTTTTAACCCTTCATCGATTTCAATTTCGCCAAAGCCTAAGTGGCGCAACACTTCACGAATCGACCAAGGTGTACCTTTGTAGCGGTGCAGTTCAATAGCTGCTTTAATTAAACTTCGTTTTGAATAGTCGTTTTCTGCTAAAAATGCACCGTCGTAACCTGTTACACTCCATTTTTCAGCGAGTAACGGGATAAATTCATCATCAAGCAATTCGACCAAGGTCGTCATCACCTTGCTTTTATCCAACGCATTAATTCGCCAGCTCAAATCTGCCAAGGCTTTGTATTTGGCTTCACGTTCAATCACATCCGCATAAGTCAAATTAGCCATTGCTACGCTCCGGTGTAACTTCAATATTGATAGCAGTGCAATTTGCCCATTCTGTTTCACCTACGACGATTTTTGCTGGGGCAATCAGATTCACGTCATACACGCCATCGACACGCAATGCGCTGATAATGGCAGACGGCACAACGTCAATGCCGAGTTTTTTGGTTTTATCGGATAAATACAGTTGCAAGGCATCACGGGCTTTGGTTTTCACAATGTCTTCGCGGTAGCCGTCTAGTAGCGTTAATGTGGCATTGATTTGGTAATCACGCTTAGTTGGTGCAATCACTTCGACGGTATCGCACAATGGGCGACGGCGTTCTGGGCTAACGTATTGCTTTACATCATTAAGCAAACGACTGTCTGGCAAGCCTGTTTTTGTGAGCACGGTAATGCGCACTAAACCGCCACGTGGATTGGAGACATTCACATCGGCAATGTCTTGCGATACAGCGCGGGTGTGATAATCGTAAGCGGCAACGGAACCACAACTGGTAAAGGCTTCCGGTGCGGCAAGAATTCGCTTGCGGTAGTCGTCATCATCTTCGCGCGCTAAACCGCCGCTTGGCACATCAATGTTGGTGACGGTGATTTCGCCCGCAAAATTGACCGCACTTTTTAGTGTTTTTACGCGCCCAAGCTCCCAACCATTGCCAGCAGTACCAGCTTTATTGCAAGCAGCTTCAATTTCGACGTAAGCGATAAGCGGTGTAATCACATCATCATTCAGTGTAATAAATTCGATTTCATCGCTAACGGCAACGCGCGTGCCTTTCGGGATTAAAACGGACGGGTGATCACCTTTAATACTAAAGCGTAGAATCGTGCGAGCCGGTTTATCCAATAAACGATAACAACCAAAGGTTTCCCCGCATAAATCCAAAGCAAGCCCCGTGGCGTATTGTGGAAATGTTTGGCGAAAGGCTTCGTTAATACCTTGGCGCGCTAGGCTCTCACGCAATGCATACACGTTGATAAGTAAACGTTCAATGTGTGCCGGTTGTAAGATTTTGCCGGTACGTTTTTCATACTGCGCAATAGCGTCGCGTAAAATGCTTTCTACGTTGTCATCAACGACTTTCACATCATACCTATTCATTGAGCGACCCTCGTGGCGTAAATTTCGCGATACACATCCTCGGTAAGCGACCAATAGATGACAAATTCAAAGTGCGGAGCCATGCCGTCAACGTCCACTGAATCAATGTTGATGCGCTTCTCCCAACGTTGCAGAGCAAGGGTGATTTCACGCACGATATTCGGCATAGCCACATCTTCCGGTTGGTCGATATATTGGAAGTGGTCACTTCCAAATTCAGGGCGTAACACATCTGTGCCTTTAATTGTCGAAAGGATATGGTCAATGCACTGATGAATATCATCAATGCCTTGCACCACTTGAGAATCAAGATGTGGTGCAAGTTGCCAGTGTGTTGTGAGGAGTGTGTTTTGTGTGTTCATAGCCTTGATGATACAAGGCTATGCTGAAGAGTGCTTTTAAAGCGATTTAAAGAAGTGGGCTATTCCGGAAGGCCTGTTTTACCGCCGGAGTCGCCTAAGTGTTTGTGAGAGCCAAGCTCAATAGAGCCTTGTTTAACTTTTGGCGCAGATACTTCAGTACTGGACGTAATTTTTCCAGACACTGCTAGTTTTCCATTAATTGACGCATCAGCATTGATTGTTACACCGCCATCCGCTGTTACGATAACGCTGCCGCTTGTGTTGATATTAATCTCGCCACTTTTACGATTGTGCGAAATCACTGTCCCGTTTGTGAACTTTTTCACCCACATGTTATTATCATTCGCCGGTGTGGTATCTTTCTCGTTGTAAATTGCTCCCAACACACAGCCTCCTTCCCCGCGCGCATCAAGTAACAATGCCACCAATTCGCCCTCATCAGGCATACAATAAAACTGATTGCCGCCAGCATTAGGCGTTAAATAAGACAACCAGGCTGTTTCTAAATCTTCAAGCGCGGGAATTTTGCACCGCACTTTATGGTTCGCGGCATCAACCGCTGAGACAATGCCTTCTTGATAAGTTGCACCAAAGTCATGCGTTTTCATTTATTCCCCCGCTTTATTTTCCGTTAGTGCGCCTGTGCTAAGCAAATCATCCGGGATAAACTCTAGCATTCGCACATCAATACTTGTGGTATAGCCGCCACCCCGGGTAATACTATGCCGGGATGATTTTATTAAATATTTCCCACTAAAAATGCCGAGGTTGCGCAGTAATATTGTGCTGCCGGCCACGAGCTTAGGATTGCCGACCAGCATGATATTTCCCGCCGTTTGGTCTTCATTTTGCTCTGCCAGCGCCGCATCGGCTCGTGCATCAATCTGCTCCTGGGTTTCCCCACGGGTAACAATCTTCAACGTGTCCCCGCTTGCCGCCTTGGCTTGTTTCATCTTTTCGCGCAACGGCTTTGCTTTTTTACGCTTCTTGATGACCTTTTTCCCTGTGGCATCATATCCACTCACATCAACTTCCTTGGCCGTATCCTTGAGAAAAACATTGATAATTAGGTGTTCCTTATAACTATCGGTCAAGTTTTTCACATTGATAAGTAAAAAACCCAATAACCCTAAGAGGAATAAAACTAAGGTAATACTTAGGGTGACAGAAAAATAAGAAGAAATGAGCTTCCTACGATTGTAACGTTCGGTTCGGGTATGCACTTTTTAATCTACTTAGAAAATGAGCGTAAAAGTAATAAAAATCCTTTACTTAGCAGCTTTATTAGTGTAGATACACATAAGTTTAACGTTTGTTAGTTGTTTTTTAAGAGTAAACAAAGGGAATTATAGCGATTAGGTATTTATTTTTTTGTACATTTGCGCTTTATTTCAGTGAACAGTTGTCTGAGAATAGTAATGCGGTAAGCAGTTGTCAGTGAACAATGAGCAGTAGTTAGGATTCCTTAATATATTAATCATTAAAATTGAGTGCTTTTCATTCCTTAAGATTTCGTATTTTTGTGAGCCTTATTGGTATTACAATACTATCCTTTATCACCATAGCGATAGTAACTATCTACCAATATCGCAATCAGTCGCGCATATATCACAATGAGCGCTTATTACGTAAGGAACAACAATTGGCTATGCAACTGCGATATGTATTTTCTCAAACTACTTTTCCTGTGGAAGATAAGTATATCCCAGTAATTTTCAGAGAAGAAATA